TTCCAGCCCTCGACCGGCAACTCACGGTTCTTGTACGACACCCACGTGTTACCCCACAACGTGAGCACGTAGCCGCCCCACTGGTAGACGCGCGGGAAGCCGACCAGCGGCAGCCCCCACGGGTTGGTCAATCCCTGCTCCGGGTTGCCACGGTGCGGGATGCCCTGCGGGGACACGGTGCGGATCAGCAGCTCGACGTGGTGCTGCCCCCACAGGGTCGCGACGAAACCGCTCGGCTTGGCTTCGGGGGTGACCGCCACCGGCGGCGGGGCGACAGTGTGTTGCCCGAAGTCGTTAAGCGGCGCGATGCCGTTGTGCGACGAATTGAGGTTCACGTACTGCGGCACGCCGAGGATTACGATCAGGCCGAAGCGCAGGCTGCGGATCGACGTCGGATATACGTACTGACGACTCAGGATGAAGGTCTGGTTGCCGAAGCGCGAAGAGTGAGGAACCCCGCTGTGGGTAGGGACTGGGCCGATCACGCGGTGCTGGTTCGAGACATCGGGAAGACCGAACCACGGCCAGCCGCCTCCGAGCGACCACTGGCCACCGGTCTGGCGACCACCGATCACGTGCGGTGAATTATGCGGATGGTTGTCCTTGGCCTGCTGCGTCGCCTCGGTGCCGGCCGGCGCGTAGATCGTGTGCGGAGTGACGCGCGGACGCTGCGCCCAGACCCAGTTCTGGTCGCTGCTGGACTTCGGCAGCGTGGTGTTCGGCCACGGGATGATCCGTGGGAACAGGTACTGCGTGAAGATCAGCGTCGGTACACCGACCTGATCGAGGTTGAACGGCCCCGGCGGCACCTCGATGGTGTTGCGCGTCAGGACCGGGCGGCCGTAGCCCTCCTCGCTGATCCCCTCGGGGAAGATAGTGGCGTAGTTAAACGCCGGCGACGGCACGATACCGGGGTTCGCCTGCACCCCAATGAAGATGCTGCCCGGCTCGATGAGCTGGCGCGCCGGCGGATCCGGGATCACGTTCCGGATGCGGTGCGTGACCGAGAACACCGGCACGGAGATCGGAGCGGCCGTGATGGTGCGCGTCCGGTAACTGATCAGGTGCGAGCCCCACACCGACAGATCGCCGGCGGTGATGGTCAGGTGGGTGTTGTAGTTGAACACCTTGGCCAATCCGTACAGCGACTGGTCGCTCGGGAACACGCGCAGCGTCTTGTTGCGGTTCTCGACGATGGGCTCGCCCACCCATGGCACCGCATGCACGTTCGCCGACCTGGGGTAGACGATCGTGAAGTGCTCGTAGACCGTATGCCCGCCCGTCCGATACGAGTCGATGCCCGCCGGCGCGATGGGGTACGGGTTGTGCCGGACCTCGGGGAACCCCGATGGCACGTCGTAGAACACGCTTGGGTAGATCGTCCGTACGCGGTAGGCGATGAACGCCGTGCCCACGGTCTCGCCGCCGTACGGGAAGACGTGCTTCACCGTCCGGTTGAGGTTGATCACCGGTCCGGGCGTACCGACTCTCGCGCTGCCCCAGCCCTGCGGTGCGAGCACCACAGCGCTGTTGTAGATGACCGTGTATCGGGTGTTGTAGAAGCTGTCCCAGCCCTCGGGACCCACGTACCGGATGCGGTGGGCGATGAAGGTCTCGGGACCCCAGATCGTGGCGTCGAATCCCGACGGCAGCAGCGGATCGGTTGCGTTCTTGATTATGTTGCCGATCACGCTGAAGCGCGACGACCGCCAGCCGCTGGGGCCAAGCGTGCGGTTCTTATTTTCGACAAACGGGCTGTACGGCGGCCACTGCGTCGGGTCGCTGTTCGTGCCCATGTAGGGCTGCACGAACACGTACTGGTCGAGGTTGTAGACGATCGGGAAGTTGATGTTCTGACTCAACCACCCGGTCGGACGCAGCACCTCGAACTGGTTGCGGATGTGCGTCGCACCATACCCGGTCGGGTCCGCCGCACCGCTATGGTGGAAGACCCGCTGCAGGTTGATGGCGAACTCGTGGTTCGCAGAGATGAAGCTGCTTTCCCACCCAGTGGGAAAAATGACCTGAATCCGGGCTACGATGTGCGAGCCAAAGACGTTGCTCGCGATGAAGGGCGGCTCGATGTAGCGAACCGCGTGCTCGATGCGCGTATTACCGGTGACCCACGTGTATAGGCCACGGCCGGCGAGATCGATGAACTGGATGTCGAAGGCGATGACGTGCGTCGTCGCGATCTGGTTCGTCGGAATTGCAATGCCGCCCGGAGTCAGGTACCGGATGCGGAAGTCGATGAGCGGGCTCGGAATCTGGCGATTGCCATTCGGGCCAGTCTGCGGCGGCGGGGCAATGCCGCCAACGTAGATAGCTCGTGCCGCCAGCAGAAAAGTAGGGGTACCAAAAATAGACGACGAGAACCCCGCCGGTGTTAGGGCAGTGCCGAATACTGAGGGGGTAGCAAATACCGAAGAACTAGTCCGAGAAACCGCATATATCGAGCCTGGACTAGTCGTCCAAACGGCCTGTACATAGTTGCTAGGGGGCGCGTATGCGGATGTGCCAAACCACGATACCGACACCCCGCCCATTGGAGGGGAGTAGTCGCTAGATATACCCGTACGCCCAAAAGACAGCGTTGAGGGTATGCCGGTTAGGTATACGAACCCCTCGCCAACAGTCGGTGCGCCCAACTGTCCGGCGGGTATACCGCGTGTATTGAGATACGCGTGTCCGCTACTAAAAGTAGCTACCCCATACCCAAGGAATGGGGTATACAGCGAGTCACCTACCCATGTTATAGAGGCGGGGGAGCTCGGCGGGGTGTACACGCACTATTCCTCATACGGAGAGCACCTTGCGTAGAACTTATCGTTGCGTGCACTCGTCGGATACATCACTTGCAAATCAAACTCAGAATCGTCAGGCAGGTATAGCGTGAATTCCCCGGTAGACGCGTTTGAAGTTGTAGAAGCGCATAGAACGCCGGTTGCGCGGTTGAAGGCGCGCACTGTCGTTGCAAATGGAGAGTTGTTATCGTCCCTGACCGTACCATCGAACCTAAAAGTGGTCCCCCACGGGATGAAACCGGTCGGCGGTGTGTACACAAGATCGCTTGCAGCAGCTTTTAGTTGTATCGAGCGGTTGTTCCTATATGGGCATGCAGCCGGGCCGAGCGCACCGGATGGCATAGAAGTTATCCCCCCCGTGCCGTCGGTTGGCGAGCCGTACCACGTATTATTTACGCCGAACCACAAACGGCGGAGCGATAGATCTACAGCCAATCGAATTATATCGTTTGTGGCGATATTTCCGGAAAACAGGTCGACTATGGGATCGCCATCTAGGTAGACCACTCCGTTCCCCCAAAGACCAATACCGTTTCCGGAAGCCGCGCCGAGCCAACTCGTAGAGTCCGCGTCCGCAGCCAAACCAACACTGGAGTATTCCACAGCGTGGGCGTTCAACATCTTGAACTCCACATACCGCTTACCTACAGCATATGTTGGTGTAGCCACCACATAAGCGTTTACTGTGTCTGCGTTCGCGGTGACCACAGTGCCGCCGCTGGACAACACCAAATTCGGTGACGGGTTGCGAGTAAACGTGGTCGCCATTACGAGAACTCCTCAAAAAGACATCTACGTTCCTCTGGGGTCAGCACCTTCAGCCGTTCGCGCGCTAAATCCACAGCGCGTTGCCCGGCGGGGTCCTTCCCCACAGCCCACAGTTCCAGATTCTCTGGGCGGTTGTCACTGCGATCGCCGTTCTTGTGGTGGACGCGCTCATGCGGAGCAAGTGCTCGACCGAGATGTCGCTCCATCACCAAGCGGTGCTGCATTACCCACTTACCGCCAGACTTCTCCATGATGTAGCCAGCGCTGTGCACGTAGGTACTCCCATCAGGGTGTGCGTTCTGACCGACACGAACTCGGTTCTTCATGGCGCAACTACGTGAACAAAAACGCCTTTTGGTCTTGCCATGCGGGCGGATATACGTCTGCCCGCACGTTTCGCATGTCATCTCTTTGCGGGCTTCTTTGAGCCTATTACCGCACTCGACGGAGCACGCCTTTTGCTTACCGTACTTCTTAGTGAACTGGCCTCCGCAATTCGCGCAAATAGCCATCTCATATCTCCCAGCGGTGGCGAGCCGCTAGTGTAACATGAGATATCTATCTATCACAACTTGAAGATTTTATTAGGACCGTTGTCCCACGTGACGATGATGTCGCCGCCGTTGGGGGTGATCGGTAGACCAGTTGCAGTGTCGATGTACGCAATCAGCGGGCTGGTCGAGTCGGTGCCGGTGTCTTTGTAAATGACGATGGCCTCGATCGACGGACCAGTGACCGACGTGAAGGTGATGTCGTTCGCATCTGCCGCGCCGCCAGCCGTCGATTTACCGGTGAACGCGCCGGAAGTCGCGATGCGGGCACCAGTACCGATATCAGACAGGAACTCGTGCGCAGACAAGTTCGGAGTGTAGGTGCCGGTGTCCACGAGAACCGCCTTGATAGTGTCGGTCATCCAATTGAACTGGCCTTCCAGAAACCGCTGACGAGCTTTGTCGAAGAGAGCATTTGCCATGATCCAATCTCCTAAGCAGCGTAAGGGGGGAGTATAAGGTGCCGGGGCTACGTTGTGGAGCGGGCAACGCACCCCGGCTGCCGGTGTTATGCCGGGTAACGCGCCCGGCACAAGCGGCTCACCGCCGGCTGGAGCCTCCACGCTTGTTCAGCTGCTCACGCTCGAGGATCAGGAGCTCTTGGAGCCCCCGGACTTGGGCGTCGCATTCGGCTGCGGCGCGAACAATTCGTCCCGCACTTTCCTCTCGGTCTCTGGCGGTTGCATCAAGTTCGGCGGCAAGGGCGGCAGCGTCGGACAGTCGCTGGGTCTCACAGCCGGCCCAACGCTGCTGCAACCGGAGGTTGCCAGCGCGCAGATTAGCAATGACAGCGGCACTAGTGGCTTCAGCATCTTTCTTCCCCTTCTCGTAGGCTTCGGACACGCCGGCTTGCGCCTCCGCGAGAGCTTGCTCGAGTTGCCGGACCTTGTCCTTGTGGTCAGACTCGGCCTTCCGGTCAGCGGCGAGGTGTTCGGCCATGGCCAGCTCGGCGGCCATGGTGGCGTGCTTGCCGCCCTGCCAATAGCCGACGACGCCAGCAATGGCGGCGACGAGTAGGGCTACGACGATGTACCCATAGATGGCGTTCACGGCTGGATCCCCGTAAGGCAGAGTCGGTACTCCGCGTCGCGGCGGTTGGCCAGCCCCTTCACGAAGCGGTACTCGGGTTTACCATTCGGCAGCATCTTACCGGTCTTCACGTAACTCCAGACCCGTCTACCGCTGTCGGAGAACGCCAGACGGCGGCAGCCGAGCTCCCAGTTGCCGGCGTTCCACGCCTGCATGGCCAGACTGCCGCAGGTAGCGGAGACGCCGTTGTTCCACGCATGGCTGGTGGCGGCGTCGAATACCGACTGCGGCGGCATGACGCGGAAGCACTGCTCCAGCTGGAGCTGGACGGCGGTGATGGCCTTCTGTTCTTCGGCGAGGCACTTCTCCGCCGACCAGCGCTCGTCGACCACGATCGGGGTGCTGGTGACGTGGCGGGTCAGGCCGGCGCACACGGTAGGCAGGCCGCCGGTGAACTTGTCGACGTACGCCACCGAGGAGCCGTCGCGGTCCTTACCACCCTCCCAGATGCCGATGAACGCCACGGCAGCGGCGGTGCCGAGCAGCAGCCCGGGGCCGAACTTCTTCGAGGGCGTGCCCTTACGGCTTGGAGGGGTCGAATTGGCGGCGGTCATTGTCGATCCTCCGGATGGTGCCAATCCAGCGCTTGGTCGGCGCGGACTCGGGGATGGGAGTGGCGATCACTTCCACCCCAATGATCTCGCCGTCGGTGGCGACCATGCGGTAGCGAAGGCGGTATTGACGGTGCTCGGAGCGGCAGGTCTCCCAGTGCCGGCGGACCCTGTCAACATCGTTCGGATGAACGAAGTTGAGGTATTTCCACCCCATCAGCTCGGCCTTGCCGACCCCGAGCCAGCGAGCGTAGATCTGGTTGGCGTAGGTG